AAAATCAACAAGCATGTTTGAGTGAAGATGATGTATCAGGTCAAAAATTAAATGATAGATTATATAATGAATTGGGTATAGAAAGAAATATAAAAAATAAGAAAAGAAACTTATGGAAAACATCGAAGAAAGCAAGCCTTGATTTCTTCATATAAATATGATATAATAGGAGTAATAATATGCCAAGAAAAAAGAAACAACCAGCAAAGAAAAAAACTTCTGAAAAAAGTAACGACTGGAAAACTTACTTCAAATCAAAATCACCTTGGGGATCTGTAATTATCTTTGAGGATCATGATGGAAATGAACATAGATTTAAGTCCGAAGAAGAAGCTCTTGCTTGGGCACACGAAAACAAATAGGAAGAAATGTAATGAATGACATAATGAAAAAACTTGATGAACAAAAACTAAATCCTGCAGATTTAGTTAGTTTAAAAAATATAATTGATGTTGCTTCAAAGAGAGGTGCATTTAGAGCATCCGAAATGACAGCCATAGGTAAAGTCTATGACAAGTTAGATTTTGCAACTAAGGTAGTAGAAAATGAAAAGCAACTATTAACAGAAAAAGGTGAAAATAAAGATGACGGACTTCCTAAAGAAAGTAATTAAAGATACAGAAAACGAATTTGCCTCCATTGTTGATGAAGGTGTTGAAGCAGGTGATGTTTCAACCTACATAGATACAGGTTCATATATTTTCAATGGTCTTGTATCTGGAACAATTAATGGAGGTATACCTGCTAATAAAATCACAGCACTAGCAGGTGAGTCTGCAACAGGTAAAACATTTTTTGTCTTGGGAATGTGTAAACATTTTTTAGATAATAATCCTGATGCAGGTGTTATATATTTTGAAAGTGAAAGTGCGATTACAAAAGACTTAATTGAAAACAGAGGTATTGATACTAAGCGTATGGTAGTAATGCCTGTTACAACTGTTCAAGAATTTAGAACACAATCATTAAGAGTATTAGATAGTTATCTAGAGCAAGATGAAGCTGATAGAAAACCTTTGCTTTTAGTATTAGATAGTTTAGGTATGTTGTCAACTACAAAAGAAGTAGAAGACACAGAAGCCGGTAAAGAAACTAGAGATATGACTAGAGCACAAGTAACTAAAGCAGCATTTAGAGTTTTAACTTTGAAACTAGGTAAAGCAAAAGTTCCTCTCGTAATAACTAATCATACTTATGATGTTGTAGGTTCTATGTTTCCTCAAAAAGAAATGGGTGGTGGTTCTGGTTTGAAATATGCAGCCTCAACTATCATTTACTTATCAAAGAAAAAAGACAAAGATGGTACTGAGGTTGTGGGTAATATAATTCATTGTAAGACACACAAATCCAGATTATCAAAAGAAAATTCTATGGTCGATGTACGGCTAAGTTATGAAAAAGGTTTAGATAGATATTATGGCTTGTTAGATTTAGCAATCAAACATGGTATATTCAAACAAGTATCAACTCGTATTGAATTACCTGATGGCACTAAACAATATGCTAAAACAATTAACAATGATCCTGAGAAATATTTTACCGATGACATAATGCAACAACTAGACGAGGCAGCTCAAAAAGAATTTTCTTATGGCGTCAGTTAAATATAATTTCGTAGAAAACAATAAAGCAAATCTTACAGGTTTTAAAATATCTGAAGGTAAGTTTAAAGATGTCATATATTATTATGGCAAGGTTAAATTTATTGAAGAAGATGAAAAACTACGATTAAAGTTTGATTACAATGTTGCTAGAAATCCTGATAATGTTGATACTGATGGTGAAGAGTTTAGACAAGTTATTGGTGACATACTAGCTGAAAATATAGAGAGGGAAATAGATGACGGAACAATCGGAAAGAATAGAAAGAACAGCACTTCGTAATTTAGTTTACAACGAAGAATATACTAGAAAGGTTATACCTTTCATTAGAAAAGAATATTTTGAAGACCGTGCTGAGAGAACTATCTTTGAAGAAATCCGTAAGTTTGTTGTTGAGTATAACAAGAACCCTACTAAAGAAACTTTACAAATAGATTTACAAAAAAGAAAAGATTTAAATGAAACTGAATATGGTCGCATTGTTGATATTATTAAAACACTTAATCCTCAAGATGTAGATTTAGAGTGGTTGTTAAATACAACTGAAAAATTTTGTAAAGACCGTGCGATACACAATGCTGTATTAGATGGTATTCACATAATCGAAGGTAAAGACAAACAACGGTCTCCTGAAGCAATACCTGATATATTATCTGATGCACTAGCTGTAAGTTTTGATACATCAGTAGGTCATGATTATCTAGAAGACATAGACCAAAGGTTTGATTTTTATCATACAAAAGAAGAGAAGATACCTTTTGATATTGACTTCTTTAATAAGATAACTAAAGGTGGCTTACCTCCTAAAACTTTGAATGTTGCCCTTGCAGGTACAGGTGTCGGTAAAACTTTATTCATGTGTCATATCGCATCTCATATTTTATCAATGAATAAAAATGTTTTGTATATCACTATGGAGATGGCTGAAGAAAGGATTGCTGAAAGAATAGACGCAAACCTTATGAATGTATCTATGGAAGATTTACAATCTTTGAATAGAAAAATGTTCACAGATAAATTAACAAAAATATCTACAAAGACAACTGGTAAATTAATCATCAAAGAATATCCTACAGCATCTGCTCATGCAGGTCACTTTAGAACTTTAATAAATGAGTTAGCATTGAAAAAAACTTTCAAGCCAGATATTGTGTTTATTGATTATATTAATATCTGTGCATCATCTAGATTTAAACCAGGTGCTAATGTTAATTCATATACCTATATCAAGTCAATAGCTGAAGAATTAAGAGGTCTTGCTGTTGAGTGTAACTTTCCTATTGTAACCGCAACACAAACAACCAGAACAGGTTTTGTATCTACAGATGTAGGTCTTGAAGATACTTCCGAGTCTTTTGGTTTACCTGCAACAGCTGACTTGATGTTTGCTCTAATCTCAACTGAAGAATTAGAAGAGGCAGGTCAAATGATGGTTAAGCAACTTAAAAACAGATATAACGATCCTACTATGAATAGAAAGTTTGTTATAGGTGTTGATAGAGCAAGAATGAAATTGTATGATGTTGAACAAGCAGCTCAAACATTAGTTAATCAAAAATTAGATGAGGAAGGAGAAAAATATGTCGAACGCTACTCTAAAGAAAAGACGCCAGAAGAAAAGTATAAAGACTTCCAGTTCTAAACTAAAGTATAAAGTAGAACCTGTCAAGGTAAAAGATGATTTTAAATGGAATTTACTTGAAAATAAAAGAGTTATAGGTATCTACGAATTTGAAGAAGATGCTAAGAAAGTAGCAGATTTTCAGAATAAAAACCAAGTGTGGTCTGTAAATGGTGGTATTCCAAAGTTTTTTTATAATAAATAGTATTGACTTTTTACACTTTTTATATTATATTATGGAGGAATAGAAACATGGAGGTTTTTGATGAAAACATTAAAAGGATTTTTGCTAGAGAGCAAATCACTACAAGAAGCTGCACCATCGGGTGCTGAATATGAGTCTATTATTACTGTTGGTTACAACCAAGGTAAACCACCATTTAGTTTAAGTAAAGCAAAAGACAAAGCTGCATTTAGTGGCGTATCTAAATTTTTTCCAAAATATAACAAAGAAGCAGAAGCACTAGGTAACTCTTTTCGTAAAGTGACCACAGGTGTTATGAAACAACACGGTGCATCTAAAGATCCCACATCTTCACTATGGAAAAAGTATTCAGAAAAAAGTAAAGATACTCCTAAAACTGATATGTTTACTCCAAAACATAATATATCATTAAAGAAAAAAGGTGGGTCACAATTAATGTCTGCTGCAGCAGGTGAAGCCGTTGCAACTGTCATGGGTGCATTAGAAATGACAGGTAAAAATAGTAAAGCAGTAAAAGCCATAGCAGATGATATACAAAATAGATTTACAAAACTTATGGTTGATGGTTCTATTGAAGCATTAATGGATCCTGAGAAAGACAGAAAAGGATCATTCAAAGATATGTCAAATGCCGAAAGACAAAAGAAGATAAAAGAAAAAATAAAGATTGACAAAATGCACAAAGATTTAGGGGATAGTATAAATCAAATATTAGGTAAATATAATAATGTGAAAGAAAACATTGTTTATATTGCAACTACTGGTTATTCTAAATTTCCAGAAGGTAGTAGAGGTATAGCTAATAAATTAATAGAGTTTGATCCTAAGACAGGAACACTTACACATGACATAGATACAGGTGGCCCAAATAATATTTCAAAATCAATAAAAAATATGTCGAAGGCTACAAAATTTTATTGTGCATTTAAAACAAGTAAAAAGAATCCTTACTCAACTTTAAGAACTAAAACAGGTAAGTTTGAATACTATCAGCCATTACCAGATAGAACTTTGAACGAGTTAATGATTGATACATTATTAAATGATTTAGATTTGTATGGATTAGATGAGTCATACAAATACATGACCGAAGATTTAGTTATAGAAAATTTATTTAAAAAAGCAATAGATAAAGTAAAAACTATCGGAGGTTCAATCAAAGATTATCTATCTGGATTCTTTAATAAAATCGTAGAAGGATTTAAGAAAGCAATCGCAGGTATAATTAAATTAGGAAAGAAAGCATTTGAAGCTTTACTAAATTTTTTAGGTTTAGAAATAACCGATGCCAAAATAAGAATATCTGGTGTAGGTGGAATATTTGCAAGTTAGTATGTTAGATATTTTATATGAAGAAAAGAACACACATCTGGAGCATCTTGAAGATGATATTATTAATAATGGTGCTGATGGTGGTGATAATGCTATAAATTTTTTATCATCAATTAAAAATATGTTACAAGCAAAAACAGATAAGAAAGTTAATATAAGTGTAAAGTGGGATGGTGCCCCTGCTATTGTTTGTGGTATCAATCCAGAGAACGGAAAGTTTTTTGTCGGAACTAAATCTGTTTTTAATAAGACACCTAAAATTAATTATACGATACAAGATATAAAAAATAATCATACAGGTGAACTAGTAAATATTTTAAGAGAGTGTTTAGAATATTTGTCTGTTCTTAATATTAAAGGTATTATACAAGGTGATTTATTGTTTAAATCAAATAGTAAAAAGAAAACATCTTACAAAGGTGGTGATGGTAAGAATGAGTCTATGATTTCATTTACACCAAACACAATAACATACATGGTGCCTGAAAAATCAGACATAGGTAAAAGAATAAACAGAGCAAAATTAGGTATTATATTTCATACAACTTACAAAGGTTCAAAGATGGAAAAGTTAAGTGCAAAGTTTGGTGCTGATGTATCTAAATTAAGAAACAGTCCTAATGTGTTTTTTGATGATGCATCGTATAAAAATGTGTCAGGTTCAGCAACTATGACGATAGGTGACGGTGAGGCATTTGAAAAAATACTGAACATGGCAAGAGGTTCATTGAAAAAGTCTAGAGGTCTTTTAAATAGATTACCTGTAGAAGATAATCCATTGTCAATAGGTGTTGCTATGAAAACATATCTTAACTCTTTCATAAGAGCAGGAACTGATTTGCCATCAACGAAAGATACTGCTAGTAAGTTTGAAGACTTTTATTCTGAAAGAACACAAAAAGAAATAGATAGAGTAAAAACAGAAAAGTCAAAAGAGAAGTATAAAGCAATACAAGATAATGGACTTAAATTTATTAATGGTAATAAAGAAGAAATATATTTTGCCATGGCAACTTATAAAACATTACAAAGAGCAAAAAAGATTTTGATTGATAAACTTAACATGGCAAAGTCTATTGGTACTTTTGTAAAAGACGGAACAGGTTTAAAAACAACTAACCCAGAAGGTTATGTTGCTGTTGACTCAAAAGGTAAAGCAGTTAAGTTAGTAGATAGATTAGAGTTTAGTGTTCAAAACTTTACAATATCTAAAAACTGGGATAAAGGACAATCATATGCAAAGGTATAAAAGTTTTATAGAAGGTAAAAAAGGTCCACCTGAAAGTTATGAAGACCAATATAAAAGAAGAGTGGTTCCGACAACTAAACCTGAACACAAAGAAAAAGGTTTTAAGTGGAGAATAAAAGGTAAAAAGAATAGTGCAAAAACTATGAAGCTATATAAAACAAAACCTAGCTTCAAACAATTTAAGGGAGAGCTGAGAAGAATTGCAGCTTTTGAGTTTGGGTAGAATGAAAAGATTTTACGAATTACAAGAGGGTGTTTATGACCCAGGTATCTTCAAGGCTTTCT